GCGTTCCCTTTTCAATGGTAACAATGTAAGGAAGAGCGATTCCTGTGGGTTCTCCGTCTTCATCTTTGTCCTCAAACCCTTCAATATCTAGGTTAACTTGGATTTCAAGGATCTTATAGCGGTCATCCGAGGTAGCCTGAAAACCCATTTTCTGGGCGATTTTCTTCTCTACCTCATCAAAAGCGGTGCTAGGAGTTCCTAGGTCTACGTCTTTATAAAATCCTGCCACCTGAAGTTTGCGTAGTTCATTCTCGGTCTTACGCATGACGTGGGTAACACGCTCTGCGGTCTGTAGGTCAGATGCGCCATAGGGAACAATTAAGTCTTCTGCGGGTACAAATAAAGACACTTGCCGATCTAATGAGGGATCAAAGTAAACTTTCTTAAAGGCGTTGCCTGAGAGTCCTAGTCCCCAGCACATTCTCTCGTGCTCTGGGCGGTATTCAGGCATCTCTTCGGTAATCTGGTAGTTCATGTCCTTTTGAACACGATCCGCAGCTGCCATCTTTTCTGCGGTTTCTTTGCCGATAATTACGGTCTTAACAGGTCCCGCTGGAGGTAAAGTCTCCATCACGGTTTCGGCTTGGAACTTAACTAAGGCTTCGGAAAGAAGGGGGTGATAGACACCGCAAGCGCCTTCCCAAGGTTCAGTGCGCTCTTCAATCTTCATTCCTAAAAGCTCAATGCCGTCTGTATAGGTCTGCATCCATTCCTTACGGGCGCCAATATCGGAGTCAACATCGCCTAATAAATCACCAGCGATTTCAGTTAATGTTCCGTCACTTAAGTATTCTGCAAGGTTAGCGTCAAAGTCTTCTGCGCTTTCCTCTTTAGGCTCAATATCAATCTCTAAGCCACCAATCCCAATCTTTACGGATTCTGGATCTTCGATCTCAATCTCAATCGGCTCTTGCATCGCAGCAGCTGCTTCAAGTCCTTGGGGTAATTCATAAAGTGCTTTTTCAATAGCCATAATATTTCCTTAGTAATAACTGACTGCTCGTTTAGACTTGAAGTACTTAATCTCGTCTTCCTCGTCTGTTTGTAATCGGATAAACCCGCCTTTTCTAAAACGTAAAAGGGCCTGTGTGCTTGAGTCCACCAAGTCATCGTGGTCGGAATTTGGGAAAGCAGCCAATTCTTCAATAACCTCTTCTGCCCAACGTTTCCTTGGAGCCCATACTTTTCCTGATGCAAACATGTCTGCTACAGAGTTTACACGGGAGATCTTGTCATTACCACGGGTTGGTGTAAATTCTTGTACTGGTATACCCATGGATCTTAGCTCAAATATAAGTGGCGCACCAGAGGCCTTGGCCTCAACGATAAACGCATCGGGTTCCCATTCTTTATACATTTCCATCGCGCGGATCTTTAATTCGGGGAACTCTAGCCGTTCTTTTAGGGCGTCTAACAGAATAATATTCGCATCACTAGGATCTTCGTCTTTATAAAAAACCCCCCAGGTGGTGCATGCCGAGTAGTCGCTTCTCTCATTTTTAGTAAAGGCGGTATCCCAAGACTGAATAACAAAGTCACATGGAGGAGGTCTTTCACCTTCCCAGACTTGCCACCATTCTCGTTTGACTAGGGCGCCCTGTTCAGAGGTTGGATCTTGTTGGTACTGAGCCTGCCATTTGGAAAGAGGCAATTCATCGCGCAGTTTAGTTAATTCATCTAGACTCCAGAACTCAGGCCATAAAGGTCTGCCATTTGGAAGAATCGCTGGAAGACTAATAATGTCCCAGACATCTCCGTCTCTATCTATAATGGATTGGCAGATCTTTCCTGTAAGGTCTCTTTTTGCCCAGCGGGTCATCACCACGACAATCGATCCACCAGGTTGTAGACGCTGACGCGGTCCAGAGGTGTACCATTCAAAGATTTTGTCAAAGACTGTTGGGTCGGATGCGGCTAAAGCTGCCTCTTGTTCCGAGTGGGGATCGTCAATAATGAGGAGATCCGCGCCTTTACCTGTTACCGTACCACCGACACCAATCGCGAAATAATCTCCGTTTTCGTTGGTGGCCCAGCGGCCTGCAGCTTTGGAGTCTGAGCGCAACGAGACATTGGGGAATATCTTGGAATAGGTTTCTGAGGCTACTAAGTTACGAACCTTTCGTCCAAATCCTACGGCTAGTTCGGCTGTGTTAGAACATTGGATAATCTTCTTATGAGGAAATTTCCCAAGATACCAGGCGGGCAGAAGGTAGCTGGCAAACTCTGACTTAGTATGGCGGGGAGGCATATTAATAATAAGGCGTCTAGATTTTCCATTGGCGATGTCCTCAAATTTTTGCGCCATCAGCGCGTGATGTCTGCCGTAAATAAACCCAGGCCAGACGGATTGAACAAAGGATAAAAAGTCGATTTGCCCGACCTCTCGCTCTTGGGCAACATTTAAAGACTCCGTCAAAGGAAGGAATGGCTTTTGCTCTTCCTCTGGCAAAAGACTAATCAACTCTAATAGGATTTCATCGTTGGTCATAGATCCCTTAAGCGTATATACGAAGGCCGTATACTCCTAGCCTTTCCCGCCACCCCTTTGCATACCCCAATTTCTATAAGGGCGCGCATCTTCCGCGCTACATTTCCACGGCCTTTTTCGCCAGTTAATCTCATTACATCATCGATAGTCGGCCCGTATCCGAAGTTCTTCCAGTACTCATCAATAATCAAGAACGTCTCTTTTTGCGCGGGGGTCATTGTTTCATCTTCTCAATTGCTTTTTCAGCCAGTATCTTAGAGCTCGCCTCGATACCTTCTAAGGCACAAACCGTTAACTTCTTCTCCAGAATCAGGATGTTTAATAAATTAGACACCCTGGCAATATCCTTCTGTATCTCATATATCGATCTCATTTGCCCTCCTGTTTTATCCAGCGGGGATCATTCTTCATAATTATTGAGTCATGTAGGTGGGTCAGCTCTTTTATCACTGTCCTCATCTCCATTACCGTTAACTGACTAGCCAGAATCATTACTTTTTCAACTCTCTCTTTACGGATATCCCCGTTAAACATTACAGATCCATTTTCTGGAGGAAGAAAGGCGTTGACTCCCCTACCCACGCGCCCGCAATATTAAACTCAAAATACTCAACAGCTTCCTCATACGTCATACCATCTCTTTCCATGAGAATGTCTATCACTTTATCCTGGTCATAACAGATAGCCTGTATTCCCATCCTCTGTACCACTCCAAGGATAGCCTCGTCAAAACCGTCAGCCTTCAGTAAGTCTGGATACTCTTCACTTATCTTCATTAGTTCAACATCCCTGTTCGTTTTAAATAATCTATCTGATCTTGCGTCCGTTGTATTTCGGCAAAGAACTCATACTCAGCCAGCTCATGAGCGAACTCAATCGCGTTGATCTCTTCATTACTCAATTCTTTAGTGTCTAGCATATTCCTAAGAACAGCCATATAACTTTTGATGATTTCAATCATTTCCAAAATATACCCCCCTACCCTTTTTCATTTGAATTACTAAGGGGGGGTGTTTCACGTGGAACATCTTGTGATTCCTGTCCTGAATTTATGACCCCCTCCCCCACCTCGTTACCTTGTAACTTGTCAGGGTTATTACCTATGGACGCGCAAGTGCTTGATTCAGAAGGAGTTGTCACTATAACAGCTGTTATAGTGAGGTCGTCTAATAGTGATTGAGCTGCTTTGGAGTCGGATTGTTTGAGTGGAATACTATGCAAACCATCACCACCCGAATTGGTCGATTTTTGGGGGTCGTGGTGTAGTGGGGTCGCGCTTTCTGGAATTTCGGAAGGGTCTAGGGTCGCGCTATATTCTTCGTTATCGTCTGCGCTATCATCATTAATCGATGGGCGCGCCTCGGATAATTCAATTAGCAAGCTCTCGGCCTTCCTTTTGGCTAGATCATTGATAGATCTGGAATTGCTAAACGCTTGCCTCAATCCCTCTATGAGTTTCCCCTTTATGTCTGCGCTTGAATGTAAGTGGAGATGGGTCTTAGTTTCATTAAACAATGATACCTCGCTCATCTTGCCTATTAACTCTAAGGCCTTTAACTTATTACTAGTCTTTTCCCCTTCATTTACTGCAATACTTACTAGATTTTGTATAGCCATTGTTCTTATTTGAGCGGGAATAAGATATTCCCTCGCCTGATTAGCTAGGGTAAAGGCCTCTATCATTGTCGCGATCTTGGGGTTTTTTGCTAATCTATTAGCTTGCTCGGCCTGAGATTGTGGCTTAGCGTGTGAGTCGTAGGCCTCTCGATAGGCTTTTGCCTTCGGTTTTCCCTCTGCAACTGCGCGCGCAAAATCCTTTTGTTTTTTGGTTAAATTGATCTTATCGGCATTGTGAACGCCCACTAATATATTTTCTATTGGCGATTGTTTCAGGCCTTCTGTAATTTGTTTACGCGATAGCTTGATGGGTTTATTCATATGGGTATTTTATGGGTATTGGCTAAATTGGAGTATAGGACAATTCAGGATAGATGGTAAGTATTCTATTTATCTCTATGTTATTCCCTTGTAGGGTTTGATCCCTTGGCCTGTTTCCCTTCGGGATTAGCCCGCGCGATATCCCCGCGATTAGGTCGTAAACCCTCACAATCTAAGGGTAAACCATTAAGGGAAAGCGATAATAAAATAATTCATTAAAACACTTGACAAGCAAGTATATAGGCCTAAAATTATGCTCATATAGTAGGTGATTTATTGAGTTTATACCTACTATATTATAAACCGCAAACCCTTTAGATATAAGGATTAGATGATGCAAATAATTTATTCAGTTTATGAAATGGGAAATTGGGAATTCTGGGGTACTTATTCCGAGTGTCAAAATTATATTTCTAAAAATTTATTTAAAAACGCGTTTTTTACTATTGAAAGGTGCTGATTATGAAATTAAATTACAAGGCCTTTTGCTTTTCCTGTAAGCAAGGCGAGCAAGATAATATCCCCGCACAATGGTATATAGCGGGTCACAATGGAGATAAACCTTTTCGAGGTTATGTCTGCGGGGATCATTACGAAATGATGGCAGACGATTGCAATATTACTACCGCAAAATGGATTGATATAGATGCGATCACTTGCTATTACACCGCTTATAGCAATTTTGACCAGATGATAAGCGCTTATCTTGGCACACCTTATACACCTACTTTAAGGCCTGAAGTAGAACCAGATTTAGCCATATTAAAGCGCGCATTTAATGACCGAATGGCAGAGCTAGGACAAGAAAACCGCGCATAGAGCCAACTCTAAGCCCTCTATGAGGGTTTAGGGATTGCCTTTAGGTAATCATTTAATCAACTGCTAGGGAGATTTAAAAAATGACTAGAAAAGAGTATTTATCAGGACTTGCCGAAGATTACGGGATTGCCCGCTCGGAAGTTTTCATGCTCGCTGATTTACTAGGTGAGAACGAAGATTATGACGGGCTTTTATCAATGCTTGCCGATTACGAAGGAAGTATTGACGATCTTGACAATTTTGACGAGTGAAAGGGGAAAGGCCTAGAAATAGGCCTTACTTAAAAATGAATACGAATGCAATTGTAGAAATTAGGGAAGTGTACGGGAATAAAACAATTTATCCCGTAAATGATACCGCGCTATATCTTGCCAGAATAGCGGGCACTAAGACGCTAACCGAGCCAACAATTAAACACGCTAAGGCCTTAGGCTTTAGTTTCGAAGTAAAACAGACCGCAACCATATAAGGGGGTTTTATGTTTCCTAAACTTGATTTTTTATTTAATGTCGCGCTTTACGCTTGCCTTGCCTATATTGGCCTAGTAGTAGTAAACGCTCTATTTCACTTTATTAACACTCTTTTGGGGTAATCATGGAAAACAACGATATAGCTTTAATCATTCAAAAATCGGGGTTTGCCTCGCTTTATGGCAATAAATCGAGCTATGCCAAACCAAATGCACAGGAAAATTTAGAAGGTAGATCGTACTTTGCAACCGATAGCACTTTGAAATATTTTGGCGCGCGTATCAATAGCGCACACCATACCGCGAGCGGGTTATTGTTTTTTATTGTTGAAAGTAGCTTTTTGGACATGAATAAGACTAAACGCGGGTTTAGGTTTCACTTATTCGACATTTTCGGGCAAGAGATCGGAAAGCAAGAGCTAAGCGATGCAGTAAAAACAAGCGAGCAAGCCAGAAAAGCGGGCTATCGCTTTTTAGATCAATTTGATTTGACCGCGCACTATGCCGAAAAATTGGAGAGCATAGCCAGAAAAGCCGATAAACAAGCGCAAGAGGCGCGCGCAATATGCGCCCAATTAACCGAAAGCGAGGCAATAGCATGAGATTAAACCCTATACAAGCGAACATGATAGAAATAACCCTACACAACGGAAAAAAGGTTTTATTTAGCTATTGCACACCTGTTGCAACTTGGGAAGAAGGCCAATTTTTTAAAACTGAAAAGAAATGGAGTAACACCACAACCCGCCACATTAATAAGTGGGCACATTGTGCAATCACTAAACCACAAGCCTATTTTGACAATTTAGAGGGGATAGCATGAAATTCGACTATTACCAATATGAGATAAGCGCGCATTTTGCAAGCGCGATTATTAACGGGGACTATTCAGGCCTCACAGATAAAGAAATAAAAGAGCTTGATCTATTTATGGACAATCTACCCGTAAAAAATGGGCATTTTGACCTAGTAGATTGTGAAGGTTTTTTTTCTAATTGTGAGGTCTGCGAGTTATATAGCGAATGTTTTAATTTTAGGCTTTTCTATCCACTAAACGAGGCCACCGCATGACCTATTATTTATATCGCAATACAACCAACAAAAGCGAGGTTATAGCTCAATTTCCCGATAGGGATAGCGCGCTAGAACTAATGGAAAAATTAGCCATGAACGAGAGCAACCCGATTGTATCGGGCTATTCTGTGCGCGATCATTCCCTAGCTATTTATGCCGATTTTGAAATTTAACCACTAAGCACGAGGCCACAAAATGACACTATCTTACGGGGTTTATCTAGGCGATAAGTTATTACGGGCTTTTGCCTATGACACTCGCATAGCGGGAGATAAAGAGCGCGCTCTAAGACTCGCTAAGCGATTAGTAAACGATAACAAAATTTTTAAATGCGATTGCACCATTGAGCATTTTGGCTTAGGTGGTGTAGGAACTACTGTAAACCACTAAACACGAGGCAAAAAAATGAAGATTAAGAAATTATTAGCAGTATTGGAAAACCTAAACCCTGATTTTGATTTGACAGTCTGGGCTAATGGCGAGCGCTATTCATTAGATGGAATAGATACTAGTTTTTTTGAGCAAGGGTTTATTGAATTAACCGCGTATATGGATAAGCGGGAAACCGCTTACAGAAATGCAGTATTGAACATTCAACACGAGGCCACAAAATGATCTATTTTTGTTTAAGTAATGAAGGTGATCTCTATAACTTAGGGGATCATGGGGATTTTGAAAGCGCAGATTGTTGCGCTCAGGATATGCAACTGCACCCGATTTGGGTAATAAACGAGCATACCGCTAGAAATTGGTCAGAATTTTTAACCGAACAATTAGCTAACACAATTAGCACAGAACACGAGGCCACAGAATGAAAAAAATATACATAGCCAAAGGCTACAACTCATGGACAAATAATCAAATATGGCAAGCATTTAACACCAAGAACGAGGCTGATTCCTTTATTCAAGGTCTTACTGATCCGCATATTGTCATTATGGCTTATAAGACCACGACTCAATTAGTAAATACTTTATTAAGAGGCCAATTATGAGAATAGTAGAAGAAAAGATTTACTTATTTGAAGAACTTAAGGATAGCGCAAAGGAAAGCGCGCGCGATTGGTGGAGAAATGTTGCAGACTATCCATTCCATGATGACAACATTAAAAGCATAAAAGCATTTTGTGGTCATTTTGGAATCACTCTAAAAGATTGGGCGATATACGGGCGCGGGGAACACTTAACTACCAACGCAGAGAATTGCCATTTCAGAGGATTTACTCTTGCCAAGGCTAAGGAATTAGCAGACAAAGGCTATTTTCCAGAATCAGGCCTATGGTTAGATGGAACAATGATCCATTCCTTTTATGAAGATTTTAAGAAAACAGGTAATGCGCTTTACGCATTTCAACAAGCATTAGAGAGCGCGCTATCTGCGATTACAGAAGATATTGATTATCAGTATTCAAACGAGGCAGTAGATGAAATGCTGATTATCAATGAGTACGAGTTTACCGAAGATGGTAAACGATATTAACCACTAAGCACGAGGCTAAAAATGAAGATTAAAGATCCTGTATTGATATCAAAAACTATAAGCGCTCTTTATAGCGTTGATGTAGATGGTACAAAAATTGAAGTTACTTATTGGTACAACATGGATGATGAAG